GATCTGTTTATGGTTGTCGTGCGTGATGGGCGCGCCTTTGCGTGGCGCATCGTGCGTCTGAGGCGTTCTGGTGACGGGCAATAAAAAACCCGCTGCGATAGCGGGTTAGTGTGCTGGCTTACTTGCCGATGACAGGTGAATATTTCGTACTGAGTGCGGCGGCCTGCTGGCTGCTCTTTGCGATATCGCTGCTGTTCGTGGGCTGGCCGGTTGACGGGTGCGTATGGCTGGCCAGCTGGTCAGCCAGCTGCTGAACAAGCGCCACGGTATCGAGCATCAGCTGTGCCACGTTAATCTTCTCTGAACCAATCCACACAACCGGCGCGATAATTTCCTGACGCGTTCCGGCAATGCTCTGGCGCAGCTGGCCAATTTTTTCAGTCAGTGCCTGACCGACTTTAATCGCAGCGCTGCCGGTGACGTCCGTTTCCGCATTGCCGCCCACTGTAATCAGCTGGCTCTGCTGCGTGGCCACGCTGTAATTGCCTGTCGTCACGTGCTGAATTGCTCCGGCCATCAGTGACGCCGTTCCGATCACAGTGGTCCTGTCCGTAGCTTTGACTGTCGTTTCCCTGCTGACCAGATCACGCGTTTCCGTATCGGCTTTAACTTCCCGGCTCATGGACGTTTCACGAATGGCCTGATCGGTCTGGCGTTCCCAGTCTCCCGCCTGTGTTACCCGCTGTGATACTTCCGCGCGCTGCTGCTGCAGCTGTTCGCCCGGCTTCACGTCCGGCAGGCTCGTCCCGCCCGGCATGGTCTGGCGCACAAACGGCTTGTCCGGGCGTCCGCCGGTAAAACCGACCTCAACCAGCGTTCCCTCTGGGGGAAACTGAAACATACCGGAATCATTACCGGCCATCGGAACAGGCAGCGGCACGGCAGGATAAACCGGCGTGCTGCCGTCCGGATTGCCGTCAGCGTCCAGCAGTTGCAGATCGACGGCATAGCGCGGCCTGAAGGGGTCAGCAAAGTTTCCGCTTTTTACCGCCTCAGTCGGGGCAACAACGCGCGCCATTTTGGGCAGGTGCAGGCCGCTGGCCAGCTCCGGGTAATGGCTTTCAACCTGCCGCTGTACCGGTGTTTTTTGTAGCGGCTGGCCGGTGATACGGTTTCGCGGCGTCCAAGTGATTGTCATGGTGTCGCCGCTCAGCTGCACCTTTGTCACGCGCTGGCCGTTCACCTCCACGCCCGGACGCAGTGACTGGATCACAGGTACGGTCATCGTATTGCCACCGGTAGTGGACTGGCTGAACTCCGGCGGAATATCCACCGGCTTACCGGCAAACAACGCCTTTTCAGCGCCGCCCAGATACATGCTGCCATCAGGCAGCTGATACCAGAGATAATCGGCAATCCCGAAGGCGCGCCCCAGACTGGCCAGCAGTTGAAATCCTGTGCCGCTGTGCGTGAAGTGCGGGATCGGCCTGTCGCTGTAATCTGCCTGCGGCACGGTAACGGTCAGACCGCTGTGTTCTTCCAGCCAGGCAGCAATCTGGCGAAGCGTCGGGTGCTGAAATGCGCACGGCCATGCGCGATCAAATACGCCGCACAGCTCCCGGATGAAAAGACGCTGATAGCCGGTTTCCGAAGGCTGCGAGCGCTCCACGTATCCAGTAAACCAGCGCAGCAGCCGGTCAGGATAGCCGGTATCAATGCGGACCATTTTGCCGGTGTAATCAGTGCTGGTCTTTGCCGTGATGAAGCCACGGCCACAGCTGCTAAGCTCCAGCACCAGAGCGGCATCAGTCAGATGCACTTCATCAGTTGACAGGTAAAGTCGGGTTACAGGTTTCATCGCTATTCCAGTGCGTCGTTTACCGGCTTAAGCACTTTGCGCTCAAACCACGTCATTTGTTCTTCGCTCTCGCCTGCGGCCTGCGGTCCGCCTTTGCCGCCGCCGGTCTGTTTGGTGGCCGTGGTTTTGCCGCTTGCGCGCGCTTCGCGCTTTTCCTGAACGCTTACATGCTCCGTCAGGGTGAACGTTATCAGCCAGGCCATTTTTCCTTCCTGCTGCGGAGCGTCCACATTGCCGGTGAACGTCGCCTCGCGAAAACTCACCGCGCGCGCCACCTCATGCGCCACGCGGTATTTTTGCCGCTGGCCGCTGGCGTCAGTTGCTGAAGCCAGCTCAAAAATACGCTTCAGCAGGGCAGCGTCACTGAACCCTATTTCGCCGCTGATCCTCAGATCTTTTCCCTTGATGCCCTGCTCTGCCTTAGCCGTTGAACTGGTCTGCCCGGACTGGTCTTTGTCCTGAAAAGCCATTGATACGGTAACCCGCATATTTTTAAGCGGGATACCCTCACCGTTAAGCGCCAGCGTCGGGTTTGTACTCATGGATCATGCCTCTTATTCCTTCAAGATTGTCACCGACCAGCATCACGGCCGCCGAATACACAGCGGACGGCTGCGGAATATCTTTTTCCAGCTGCGTGAGCGTGGTTACCACGTCGCCGCCGCCGGTAAACACCCATGCCCGTGCGCTTTTGCCCTGCAGATCGCTCAGCCCGGCGGCAATCTCTGTCAGCATGGCATCACGTTTCTGGCCAAACGCAGCCAGCTGCGCTTTCAGCCCGTCAAGTCCGGCTGCTGCGCCTGCTTCACTCTGGGCCTGCTTCACGGCGGCGGCTGCAAACGCGGCGCGGCTGGATGGCACGGACAGCGGCACGGATGGCGGCAGCATCGTGTTCATACGTGCAGGCAGCTGCATCTTTTCCGTGGTCAGCGTGGCGGCAGACTGCGCCAGACGCTTCACCTGTACAAACGCCGGTGCCGGGAAAACTTCAGCCAGCTGGCTCAGTGAGGAAATAAAATTGTCATGCGTCTGGCTGGCCACCATCAGAATAACCACGTCAGCTTTTCCGCCAATGCCTGCCAGCTTTTGCGACAGATAGGCAGTGGCATTCACCGGACTCAGGTATGCGCCGTTATCCGTTTGCTGCCCCAGCCCGTAAATCCATGGATGCACCGGAACCATGCTGCAGCTCAGCGCGGTCACCGCATCCGTCAGCGCCAGCCGTGCTTCACGCCACATCGCGCAGCTCCGGCCAGGCAATCTTATCCGGGTCTGAAACATCAAGCTCAATCAGATCAAGGCGGTAATTTTTGAGCGCCAGCAGTCGCGCTTTCTGCTCAGGCGTTGCCCTGTCCAGCTCAACCGCATCCGACAAAGGGGACATTTCAGCAACCGCATCAGCAATGAGTGACAGGCGTTTTTTTTCTGCCTGCTCAACCCGGCCAGCCTGGGTATCAGTGCGGCGCACGATTGCAGAACCGTCAAACATCCATGAACCATCAATTGAGATATCGTCAGGTACCGCATTTTTTTCGACTTCTGCAACGGAATATCCGCCAGGGTAAAGGCGTGATGCATCAAACCCGAAAGAACGAATTATGCCCTCGCTGTCGTAGCAGATTTTTAGCGTGTCAGCACGAAAGCGCAGGCGGTGAAAATACCAGTCCTCACCCTTTTCACTTTGAAAATAGAGAGCGGGAACCATTAATTCCGCATATTCCGGAATGTACTGTGTGAAATTTTTGAGTATTAACATCATGCTGTATGCCCTACATTAACCCATCCCATTGACGGAACATGCTTCTGAATCGGACGGTAAAACACCGTATCCCCGCCGGGGTTGTCGCCTTCATAATTCCAGCCGGTCATCACACAACCACCAGGAACACGCTGCTGGCCATTTTTAACAATGAGGAATGCACCTTCACCACCCAGGGCGACATCTGAAACCCTGTTAACCTGCGCATCGTTTGCTTTGTTCCATGCATCGGTAGCTGTGCCTCTTACCCCACCAATCTGGCCGTTAAGCCAGTTGCTCAGCCATCCACCCCACACGGGACCATAGACGTTGCCGTCCTCATTCAGAAAACTTGCTCCGCCGCCGGTATATGCCTTTCCAAAAATCAGCGTGTTGCCGTTCTGATCGAATCTGAATTCATGTACGCTGCCGAACCCGTCCCATTGGAGTTGCAAATAGGCCGATCTGCCAACTTCCTCGACAAGGCGCATAAAGCCGCTTGCGCCGTCCTTAAAATCCTGATCGCCGCCGCGCCCCTTTATAACCACACGGAACATCGGTGAATAGATTGTGTTGCCCGCTGCAGGATTCTTCGTGTTAGAAATGACAGAAACGCTCGCCTCTTCATCGAGATTCCCACCCGTTTTAGGGTAAGCGCCCGTCTGTCCAGCGTTTGGCGGGTTGCCAGTAGTAAACAGTTCACCAATGTAAGAGGCGTCAACCGTCAGGTGTGGCTTCCCGTCAGCACCCCAGTCAATAAATATCTGGTGATTGCCGGATGAACGCTGGCCGCCGTTAGCCTGCACCGCCATCCAGTTACCTACCTTATCGATTTTCAGAACTTCTCTGGCTTTACTGATATCAGCCAGGTCTGACAGGTTTGCTGACGCCTTCAGACGCGAACTGGCATTATCGTTTGCCGCTTTTACTGCTTTAGGCGTTGCCGCTGCCGTTTCGCTGGCGCTGTCTGTTGCACTGCTCAGCTGAACGAAGCCTTTTTCTTTCAGAGTCGCATCCGGATGATTGCGTGATTGTTCATGCCTTTTCAGCGCATCACTGGCCTGCTGAATGTCCAGCGAGCCTTTTGGGCGCAGGTCTGTGATGCTACCGGCGGCGTCAATGCTCGCCAGCGCTGACACATAATGCTTCACACCGTCCTGCTCATAGTCAGCAAGATCAGCCGCCACTGTGATTTTGCTCTGCACGCCCCAGACGCTGGCCAGCGTCCCGGTAAAGCACACGTCCAGCCACACTTTTAACGGCTTCACGCCGACCTTAATATTCTGGTCAGCGTCCAGCTGCGCACGCAGGCCGCCCACGTATCCCGCGCCATGTGTGACGTAATACTGCGCGCCGATTTTACCAACCAGCCAGCCATCACCAAAAAACGCAGCCGGGCCATAGATATCGGTGTTTTCCAGCCGCTGGCGCTCATCCATTGCGCCCATGCGCGCGGTGAAATCAATCTGCCACGTTTCCGCTGGCGTACTGATACCCGTTTCCTGCTGTGCGCCGCTGTACTCCATCAGGAATGAACGTGTCAGCACGTTGCCCTGCTGGCCCTCGCGGGTTTTCAGCTTCTGCTGTGCCGGGGCATGTACGATCATGGCCAGCGTGCCGGTTGCGCTGTTAATCAGGCCAATCCAGTTAAACGTAAAATCGCCCGTATCCGCGCCCAGTACAACTGAATGCACCACCGCATTCTGATTAACCACGCCCTTGCGCGTGACCGCCTGACGGTGAACTATCTGTGCCTGCGGCGGGGTGCCCTCGCTGCGGTCTACCGGCTTAGCCGGATCGAGGCCCGGCACGTTCGCAAAAATAAATTCATCCAGTAATACCGGCTCGCCGGTTTCCGCCTGGCGCGCTTTCCACTGCTCAAATGCTGTCGTGATAACTGTCTGTGACATAATTTTCCCTTAAATTCCTGCGCTGAACGTCGCGCTGGTCACGTCCGCCCCGGCGATGCGCGCCGGGTAAACCACATATTCACCCTGGTCCCAGCCTGCACGGATGGCGAACGGCTGCGAGGTGATCACCTCAAACTGATAACGGCGGCACGTCCTGCCGTACTGCTGGATTATCTGAAGCAGCAGCTGCGCGTTGTCCGCAATCTGGCTGTCTGAAACGCGCACCTGGATTACGTCCCAGTCAATGCCGGGCTGGCGCTCAACCAGCTCCACATACCCGATACCCAGCCGCTCGAAAATACTGATAAACCCTGCCACTGACCCGGCATCACGCGCGTTAATAAACGCAAACGCTACGCGCCTGCGGAACAGTGAAAGCGGCTCACCGTTGAAGCGGGTAATATCCCGGTCATACGCCAGCAGATTCAGCAGCGGTTCAGAACAGGTCAGCGGATCAAACTGGCTTACCGGCCACGTAACCCAGCCGTACACCTGCGCCCAGAACTTACGCGCGGCTTTGAGAAGTTTGTCTGGCTCCCCTTTGCGCATCCACGTTGGCAGGCGCAGCCCGGCCAGCTTTTTATCAAAATCAGTCATGTTCAATACTCACCGTCAGGCTGTTAAGGCGTGGCACACTTAAATCACTGACGATATCGCCCAGTGAAAAGGTGACTGAATCCACCTCCGGAAACTCTCTGTGCAGCTCACGCCCAAGGTTCGAAAATGAAAAGCGTGCGTATGGCCACGTCTTTTTAACGTCATAGTCAGCGTTTTCACGGAATGCGCTGCGGATAAGGTTTCCGGCATTTTTAATCAGCAGCGCCTGATTTTCGGCGGTCATGTTATCCGGGTTCTGCAGATACATTTTCACGCTCAGATCGTGCCGGGTTTCCGGCATTCCAAAGCACTGCATATCATCACCGTGGCCGTGATGGCCCTGCGTGTTGATGTAGTCATTTACCGCGGTGATAAACGGATCTGACAGTACGCCGGAATCCAGCAGCAGATAGGCGTTTGCCGTTCCCGGCCCGCGCGGCGCATCGTGCAGGAAAAAAATCCGGTCAATACTCAGTCCGACCACACCGGCGATCATTGAGCGGTAAACCGCGTCTGTGTGGTAGTTACCCACCAGGTTAAACTGATTGCGGCAGCGCTCGCGCAGCTCGTCATCACTCTCTTCATCTGCGCCCGGCACGGTCAGCCAGTCTTCCTCACTTTCCGCCTGCGTGATGCCGGTGACGGCCACCGGCAGGATGCGGTAATAGCCCGGCGCAAGGTTCCACGCAGCCCCTACATCTGACGCGCGCACCGGGATCAGCGCGCTGGCTTCCCCTGCCGGAATGGTGAAGTCAGCAACAGTCACCAGCTCGTAAATCACGCCGTTAATGCGCTCAGTCTGGATACGCGTACCGGCCTGCACGGTCACGTCAGCCCCGGCATTCTCCTTTGTGAAACGGATCACGCCTTCAGCCCGGCTTGCCGGTTTTGGCGTGACGTTGACCGCCCATGCCAGCAGGCGCAGCATCTGACCGCCTGCCGTGGCCACGAACATATTCACCAGTACCGTATTGATCATGACGTCCGCCAGCCACAGCACCGGCGCGGTCATAATGGCCGTGACCAGCCGCCAGAACGGTGACATGCGCGACGTATTGGTGATAAGCCCCTCCTGCGCGGCAATGTCCGTAAAGCGCGCTTTCAGCTCTGCTTCCGTCACCGGCATCCCGCTGGCTTTCACCACCTCCGTAAAATCCACCTGCGGTTTGTCCGTCATATATCCACCCCGTAAGACAGTGCGCCGAAGTCGTATGTGCTGGCCGTCACCCAGAGCCGTGACAGGCTTTCTTCTGTCAGCTCAATGGTGCCAGGAATAATCCGCTCATCGTCTTCAATCAGTAATTCAAGCCGCGTCAGAATATCAGCGCGTAAGGTCGGGCTTCTTTCAGCAATCATTTCGGTCATCAGGCCAGATTCAATGATGGCGTGTGCAATATCCTGCTGAATACTTTTACGGTTATTACACGTGACCGGCTCTTTGCCCGTATTTAAAACAAAGTTGCCGTTTTCAATCAGCAAATCGATATACAGTAATTCACTCATCCCGCCAGCTCCTGCCACTCCATCAGCTGCTGCGGCGTCATGCCGCCACCTGTATTAATTTCCACTTTTTCGATGCGTTTGCTGTTATCCGTTACGCTCCGGCTGTTGCTGGAAATAGTTTTATTAATTCCGCCTGCCTCAATGCCTTTTAACTGGCCGCCGGTTGTCAGGTTATTTTCGACACGTGGCGGCGGCGCTGCAGGCTCACCAAATTCCGCAATATCGACGCCGGGGATTTTGTTAATTTTGGCAATAATCCAGTTAAGTGAACTCAGCGCCGTTTTTTTAATGTTGTCCCACAGGTTCGCGAAGAGGTTCATTATCCCGCTGGCCATATTCCCCAGCGTTTGAGTCACGGAAAAACCGGACAGCAGCGCCACGAAACCTAGCCAGCCCTCGCTGATAAACGCCCAGGCTTTACCAAATACAACGGCTACAGCTGCCACCGCGCCGGATACAACCTGAAAGGCTTCGGTGTTCATCACGGCGGCTTTGATTGCATCCCAGTGCGCGATCAGCAGATAACAGCCTGCGGCCAGCAGCGCGATTGCGCCGATGATCAGCAGAATCGGCCAGCTCATGAAGTTAATGGCCGCGCCGGTCAGCACTGCCTGCATTCGCAACGCCAACAGCACGCCGCGCAGGTTGCGCATTACTGCAGCCCAGGCCATCTTTGCCTTGGTGTTAAGCCACGTCCAGGCGGTGTCTATTTTGGTTAGCATAGTCAGTAGCTTCCATATGCCTGCCCATCCTTTGGCAACAAACATGCCCACGCCCATTACGATATTGGCCACCGCACCCGCACCGGCAAGGCTCAGTACGGCCAGCGCCGCATACCCGACCACGCGCGCGATGTTGGGAAACATCTGCATCCAGCGCGCGAACGTCTGTCCCATATCCGCCAGGCGGTTCAGCAGCGGATAAATCACCGGTATCAGCGTCAGGCCGATCACGCGCCGGATGGCTTCCAGAATCTGAATAAACCGGTCCCACGGCTTAACCATCTTCGCGGCCATTTCCTGTGTGCGCTTAAGCCCGTCATTGCCGCCCAGCTCGGTGATGTTTCGCTGCAGTGCTGTCACGTTGCCCCACAGCTGTTTAACCACCGCTGAACTGTCCCCAAACGCATCATCCAGCGCCTTCTGCGCCTCAACGTTACCGGTGATACTGGCGCCGTATTTTGCCTGCAGCTTGATCAGGATTTCCGGCATGGACAGCATCTGACCCGCTTCATTTTTGAAGCTCATGCCCAGCTTTTTCGCGCCTTCCTCAGCACCGGTCAGGAATCCTTCATACGAACCGGACGCCTCCGTACCCAGCGTGCGCTGCAGCTCGCCCATTACGGCAAGCTGCTCATTGAGGCCGATGCCGTAGTTAGTGCCGACGCCGCGTGCGCCCTCCATCAAATCCTTGATTGCGCCCATTTCCACGCCGAAGCGCTGACGCATAAACGCCACTTTTCCCGAAAGCTGCTCAGCAAACTGCACATTGCCCAGGCGCTCCGCATCCTCGCGGAAGTTGCCAAACATCTGCCCCATGAACTCCGCCGACTCCGCTGCCGTGCTGCCCAGCGCAGCGGCGGTAAGGTTGGCAATGCGGGTAACCTTCGGCAGCTCGTCACCGGTCAGGCCGCTTATTGCGGCGTTAATGCTGGCCGTCGACTGCACAAACTCCACGGCGCTTTTTCCGTAGGTCATTGAAAAAATGTTCGCATCCTTCTCAACCTGCTTAAGCGCAGTGCTGTCGATGCCACGCGCGGTCTGCTCCTGCAGCGCGTCATACATTTCAATTGCCGGACCCAGCGCGCCCTTAATGGCCTGCCCCACGCCCCACAGCCCCGCGCCGCCGACGGCCACGCGCTGAAAGGATGCGCGGGACTTGTCTGCAAATTCCGTGACGCCTGCCTGTGCCTGACGAAGCGGCCGCGTGACCTTATCGATTAGCGATAGCGTGAATTCCAGCTGTTTCATTCGCTTCCCTTAAACGCCAGTGCAATGCCATTAGCTACGGCAACGCGCTGGTTTTCCCAGTGCCGGTTATCAAGCCACAGCGCGGCGGCAAGGTTCTCCGCGCTGTCATTCTCACCAGGCAGCCAGTGACGGCGTAAAATCAGATACTGTTCGAGTCCGTTGGCGTCGATATTACGGACCCGATCGCTTAGTTTTTTACGGTGATTTCCAGCTCTGGCGTATATTCTTCCAGCACTTTGCCCACAATCTGTAATGCCGCGCCCGGCAGCGCCAGTAATTCCTGCAACGCTTCTTTTGTTTCCGGCGTTACGATACGAACCAGAAAGTTATGCGCCGGGGAAACTTTATTTCCCATCGTGATTTCGTTGATATATTTGTTATAGGCAGTGACGTTCGGCGTAAAAGAAACGTCTTTGCCTGCGATGGTCATTTCAATTTTTTTATCACTCATGCTTTTTTCTCTCTTAAATTAATTTCGTCAATAAGCTGGTTATGGCGCGCCGCGCAGGTTGAATAAATATCAATCCACTGAATTAATAATTCCGCTGCGGCTCTGCCGTTGGTTCCGGTTAATCGGGGAAGATTAACGGGACATTTAGTTTTTAGATTTTCCTGATAGGGTACGTTCTGCGTTTTCACTGGCGGCGTTGTACAGCCTGAAATAATCACCAGACAGGCAATCATTACTGAAAACAGGTTTCTCCAGTTCAGCGCGGATGCCTGCCGGTATCGCACCTTTTAATTCCTCCAGTTTGTTCTCAAGCTGCCTGGCGGATTCGCTTGCCACGCCCTGCAGCTGATCGCGCGTCCTGTCAGCGGCAATCCCGGCGGCACGCTCTGCGACCAGTTCCACGCTGTCGCGCTTCCACTCAGCCCCGGTCCATCCCGCCAGAAACGCCAGCCCCAGACCGGCCAGCACAAACAGCACGTCTCTGGCCATCAGCGCACACCGTTATGCTCAAGGCTGAAGTGGTTGCCGTCCGGATTCGACTTAAAACGCCCGCCCCAGCTGCCGCCCAGCGATTCCCAGTATTCGCCCAGCGCCCGGTAATCTTCGGTGCGAGTTTTGTACTCGCCGTTAACAAACAGGTTGAAGTCCACTGCCAGCCGCTGCGTGTGCAGGCTGTTGGCGATGCCGCTGCCCTTTTTCGCATTCAGCGCGGCCTGCTCCGGCGTGCGGTATGCCTCGCCGAAGGTCAGGCGCATCCCGTGATCATTCGCCCAGGTGATCAGCTGCGCAATCAGCGCGGTGAATAACTGCTGCTTTTCCGATAGCGTCACTTTCACTTCTCCTTATCGTCGCCACCCAGACGGCGGCGTAACCACATTTCACAGAACTGGTAACCCAGAATCCCCAGCCCTGCCCCGACCCCGTTTACCGCCAGCGGTGACATATCCGGGAACTGCACCAGCGCCGCGCCTGCCGCGACTGAAATCGCCGACCCCAGAATGACGCGCCCGGCAATCAGGCGCGGCGTGATTTTTTCATTACTGGCCAGCACCTTGCCCAGCGCGATAACCGCGCCGATAAGCAGCAGCTGCATCAGTGTTTTTTCATGGTCCTGCATCGTATCCCCGTTAGCTGATCAGGCTTTCCGTTGCCGCCGCTTCCAGATACGGCACGCCGTTAATGTTGACGAACTTCGGACTGGTCACGAAGTACTTAACCTTGTGCGTGCTGATAGCGCCGCCTTTCGGATCGATATCCAGCACGTTACTCAGCACCAGTTTGCAGCCGAAGGCTTCCACCTTCGTTTCTTCGCTGCCGACCTTCGCATAAAACAGGAAGTCCAGCGTGTCGATGCCCCGCCATGACCCTGCTGCACGCGCTTTTGCAGTCAGCTGCTGAAAGGTTTTGCTGCTCAGCTCAATCTCACCTTCTGCAGCGACTTCCCCGGCTACGTGTCCGTCAGGTACGCCGCGTGTGGACGCCGCCGCTGTGCTGTCCGTGATATCGAGTGAGATTTTTTCGACGTGAAGTAATTCCCCGTCGATGTTTACATCAAATGACTGACCGCTGATGCGCTGGCTCATGCCGCCTCCTCAGTGCTGTCCAGGCTGGTATCCAGTAGCAGCCCCACGGTGATTTCCTTTGGTGATTCAACCGGACGCATCACGATATAAATCTCCACCTGTTTAGCGCTTTTCCAGCTGATTGATACGTCACCGTCGCGCGGTGATTTCACCTCACCGGGGAAACGAATGCCGTTAATCTGGACTGACTGCGACATTTCACGCAGCGGCTTAGCAAAACTCTGCTGCGCGGCGGCAATGCTGCCCGGCGTGCTGTTCAGTGTGCGATCAGCGATTCGGGCGATGGCCAGCAGACGCACGCGGCGCGCAATTTTGTCAGCAATACGCAGGTATTCGATAACCTGATAATCACCGCCTTCCACGTCCAGCGTGCGCCCGTCAGACCAGTAAAGCCCGTCATAGTCCGGATACCACATCGGCACGCTGAAACGCAGTGTTTCCAGCGCCTGCAGCGTGGCCAGCTCCAGCACACTATCCTTTCCATCCACCGGCAGACTGTCACTGCCCAGGCTTACCAGCGCCCCGGTTTTTACGCGTGCCGGGCTGTCAGCAATAGTGACGGCGCGGTTACAGAGGCGACCAGCCAGCACGCCCGGTTCATTACCCCAAAGGCGCGGAACCAGCTGCACCGCTGACGCGGAAATCCCGCTCTGCAGTTTGCTCATTCGCGTCAGATAATCCGCCCAGGCTTCGTCACTTTCCGGACCGCCAACTGACAGCATGAACCAAACCCAGCGCCCGAATTTTGCCAGCAGCGTGTTGCGAAGCGTGGCAGCGGTATCAATCTCCTTCTTATCCGGAACATCCTCGCACAGTACGACGCCCTCCACGGATGCCACCTGTTGCGCGCTCAGTACGGCGTCTGCCCATGCCGACAGCTCTGCATCTTCGGCAAGTACATGCACATATGCGGACCAGTTCTGACCGGCATTTTCCAGCGCGGCCATGACCTGACTTTTCAGCACCGAATCCGCCGCACCCAGCTGCGCATCAAAATCGGTCTGCGTATTAACCGCTAGCGTCTTCCCGGCGTTCGTTGCGCCGCGTCCGATAAAGAGCACGACGCGCTCAATATCCTTTGTTTCACCCTGCAGCTGATTAAGCTGATTGACCGTTACATTTGGCCAGCTCATACCCTTCCCCTGATATCCTGCGCATTTACGTCCCAGCCGTAGCCAATGGCCTGCAGCTGGCGCGCCAGCGCCTTATTAAAATCGTCGCTGCCCATCCCGAGAAACGGACGGGACGGCACATCGACAGTCCATACCGTTTTTGCCGCCCTGCCCGTCAGCTTGCGGATCAGCAGACCGGCCTGCGCATATCCCATCGTTTCGGTAATTTCCTTAAACGGCGGCTTACGCCACCGCTTCCCGCGCTTCACTTTGTAGCCCAGCTTTCGCAGCCGTTTAGCCTGCGCCAGCGTGGCCATTTTTCCCGCCGGTGCGGGGCGACCCGTTCCGCGGGCCCTGACGCTGGTTTTCATTCCCTCCTGCTGCGCATAACCCACTGTCCCGGCAGGTACTGCTTTGTCCCCGTTCCGGTATCCACCGCCCTGCAGGTAAAGCCGCACGGCTTCAATTTCGGGCATTTCGCGGATGTGCAGCAGATTCGGCAGGTTGCGCAGCATCTTTCCCCGGCGGCGCGTTTTTCTTGCCTGCCACGGCGTACCGTCCGGTGACTGCTGATTACGCACGTTGCGCTTTGCTGCCGGGATCACGCCATACTTCGCCATTCGCCAGATAAGCCGCTGGCGCTTTTTGTCGGGCAGCTCCAGCTTTGCAATCTCTCGACGCATTTCACGCAGCTGCGCGGCGTTAATCTCCGCCCCGAAAATCACTCCGCCACCGCCGTGTAAATCATCGCGCTCAGCGCCGTCCAGATTTCCGGATCGGCCAGCCGGTAACGCCCGCCCTGATAAGGAATCTGCCCTTTTTCATCCGGCACGATAATCAGCCGTTCCGCCATCGGCACCGTAACGGACACAATTGCGGCCTCCTCGTCTATCAGCTCAATGTCCCAGTCAGGATCGGCATTCGTTATCCCGACCTGGCCGAATAAATCCCGGTCCTGTGTGTCAATCGCCTGCCACACTTCCAGCAGCGCCATCAGCAGACGCGGATCGCACTCACGGTACGGGAAGCGCTCCCAGATAAGCTCAGCGTCATAGCGGATCACCGAAAGCTGCACCTGCCCCAGACCCATATCACGCGCGGCGGGGATGGTTTTCAGTCCCGTCATTTCGCTGGTAAATGACTGCATGGCACGCGGCGGCATTTCTGACTTAATGAAGCTGGTCAGTGATTCAAGCTGACTCTCTCTGCTCATACCTGCCTCACCGTGGCGCGTTTGAGCCCTTTGATCAGGCGGATAGTCACTGACGCCTCCGCCAGCAATCCCTTGCGCGTTTCATCGCTCTCCTGTCCTGGATGCGACTCGCGGCGGCCAACTGATGCAAACTCACCCATAAGGTCCGCTTTTGCCCTGGCATACACCGCTTTTTTGTACTGCGCCGCCAGCTGACTGATGCCGTTCATGCTGACCCCCGGCACGTCAGCAGCGGTCTGAAACCCTGCCGCCCGGTGCTTTTCCTGCACACCGG